AACATTGGGATAAACATGGGCTTAGAGAAAAGCGAAATTATAAACAATGGTTTTTTAATTTAGATGACCCAACCTATGTAAAAGTTACGGATAATAATAACACTGCACAAACAAATAATAGCATTGCACAAACAAATTTAGAACAAGGACAAGATGATTTATTAAATGCTCATAAATTACAAGCACAAGCACAAGAACTAGCTGATGAATATTATAATAAACTTTATGTACAATCAAGAAAAATGGGTTTCCAAAATCAAAAGGAAGGTTTTGATGATGCTTCAACCTATAAAGCTGAAAATACTGGTGCTGGTTTTAATAAAGATACATATGACGAATATCTTAGAGCTGATTTAAATGCGTGTCACAGTGCATTTGCTATTGATAATAGTGATACATTAATAGCTAATTACAATATGGATTTAGCTGGTTATACAACTAATATAAACAGTTTACCACAAGGTGAAGCATTATATTATGGTATAGATAAAAATTTTACAGGAAATGATGGAAATTCTACAAGCGCTAATTTTGGAAAATGTGTAAATCTATGCAGAAGCATAAATAATTTAGATACTAATGCTCCGTTACTAACAGATTATGATGCTACATATTCTAGTAATGGTAGTGCTAATGCAACACATCTTGGTGGTTATTGCAATAACACAATGAATCAAAATCAGTTATTTATACAAGCACAAGTAAATAAAATAGATAGTGATATAGGTGTTGTTAGTAATCTTCACACAGCAACCATACAAAACTCATTGGATTTAAGTAATAGTTCAATTGAATTTAAGAAAAAATCACTATCCGAAGACAAATACAAAATAATCGATATAATGGAACAAAATGATGTTTTGGACGATATTTTAATAGAGGACAGTGAAAATCACCTTGTATATGACAAGACAAATAGTGATTATAGTGACCAGTCAAAATCATTTAATTTTTATAATTCAAACATATTTATACACATTTATATGTTATTGGTTTTAATATATTCAATTATGATTATAATGGATAAATCCTATAAATTAACCGGAAAAATAATGTTTATTTTATTTTTGGCTTTGTTTCCATTTATTGCCTTTTTAATAGAAAAGTATAGCTTTGTATTTTTCAAAAATATATATGATTATGTATTTAGATATGTCTATGCAAAAGAGGATTATTAAATATCAGATTCGTATTTTCAAAATAAAAATATGAATTATTTTATATCATTATATATTAAATTAACATGGCACCATTTGAAGAATTTAATAGTATTAAAATTATTGGAATATTGTCAAATAATAATATTAAAATCGTAGATAAAGAAAAACTACAGGCATTACCATATAATGAAGAAATGCTTGGTAGTAATGATACAGAAAAAGAAGAAAACGAGGAAGACGAACCTGAATATGATGATGATGACGAAACATTTATAGTGATTCCCATTGACCCTTCGCGCAAACAATTTGCATTTTACAATATAAAAAACGAGGGATTTATTTATGTAAATGAGAGAGAAAATGTAGTGTTTAAGAAATCAGAATCAACTGATTTATATAACGCGGGTGTCTTTGAAGTACGAGCAATTGATTCCCAATCATATTCTATTTTATCTACAAAAACAAACAAGTATTTGAGAGTGCATCCCACTGACCCAAATAATAAAATCGATTTTTTTAATGATATTCATCGCAATAAAGTGTTTCCATCTGATTATATTGACGGTAAATGGAGATTTTATATTAGTAAAGAAGAATATGACGAAGAAGAAGAAGACGATGAAAATGGATTTGAAGAAGAATTAGATGAGAATTTTGAAAACGGTCAAACTACATTTGATAAAATTTTCGCAGCATTAAGAAATGAAAGAGAACCATTCTCTTGGAAGAGAAAGAAATACAGAAAGAAGAATTTAAAAAAGAAATTAAAAAAGAAATTAAAAAAACAACTAAAGAAATTTAAACCTGGAATAGATAGTGAATATAAAGTACTTGCTTTTCTACAAAATTCTAATAATCATGAATTAATGAAAGGAGATGGTATAAAAGTGCCTAATCTGAATCAGCAATATTATCCAGCGCACGGACGCGCATTATATAAACAAATTGGATTAGACAGATTAAAAGAGAGTTACAGTGCAACCATACCGGAACGCGTTACAAAAAAAGAATTAAATGCTATTAGAAAAAAAACAAAAACATTAAGGGCAAATACAATACAGCAAGAAGAAGAACTCGCAGAATTACAAGAGCAAATTACAGACGTAAACACAAATACAAAAGTAACACAACAAAACGCTTGTGGGGATTTTAAAAAAAATCACGGAGAGGGTTCACTGGGTTTTCCAAAACCCGAAATATGTATAAGATTAGACGAAGAAAAAGCAGCAAAGGACCTAACACAATCAGTGGATACAGTAGTATCAAATACAGAAATTGCTGAACAATTTGTTGTTGAAGGTTATACTCCGCGTTTTAAAACACATTTGGGTACTTATGAAGACGGTGCTCAGGGTCAACATAGAAGTAATCGCGCAATACATAGAAGTGAACAACGTGAAAGTGAACTGAAAGATATTTTAATGGGTAGAAAACAAGACCTTCTAATAAATTTCAATGCTGAATTGTATAAAACCCGAAATGAAAATGATTTTATGCAGAAAAAAGTATCAGTTAATAAAGATTATTTATTAAATAAACAATTAGAATATGTTTATGCAATAGAAGGCGAAACGCGAATGTTGGAAAGAGAAATGTCAAATGAAGATGCAAAAGAAACCACAAATTATAGTAAAGCCGAAAACCAGAAAATACAAGTGAATTTTTTGGAAAAATTAAATAGTCATTTATTGTTTTATCTCTATATTGTTATTGTTTTGGCATACATTTCAATAACATATGAAACGGATGACCGTAATATATTTCATAAAATATTTATTTATTTGTGTATGTTGTTGTTTCCTTTTTACATTTATCCATTGGAAAAGTTAATTTACAATATTTTTTCATACATTAATGCTGTTTTTATGGGGGAACCCTATAGAAAAAATGCGTTATAATTTTGTTTTACCTTTTTTTATTATTTATGGACTTCATATTTATATAATGTAAATTATATATACATTATTAACTAATAATGTATATAATATTATATTATGATTGCAGAACAATATAACATTTTATGGGCAACTTCATGGATTGCATTTTACCCTTCTATTATTTCATTATACAATAAAAAATATGCGTTATCACTTGCAACTGGTTCAGTATTTATAACATCATTATTATATTGGAGAAAACCTGCTAACAATTGGAAAAGGATTTTGGATATATATATTGTAAAAATGTGTTTATTATACCAAATTTATTATGCTTACAAAGAAGAAAAAATATTACCTTATAGTGCTATAAATATTTTATCAATTAGTTGTTATTATTATGGATATTATTATTATTATTTAACAAAACAATATTGGACATATACATATTTTCATTTTGTATTTCATATACTTGCAAATGTTGGAAATATTTATTTATCTATTAATTAATTTAAATTTCACTTGCTCCTACTTCTTCCACTTCTTCGTCTGATTCTTCTGATTCTTCATCACTATCACTATCATCCTCATTAATGCGTCTATTTCCTCGTACCAATTCAATGTCTTTCCAAGTTGAGTTACGGGCACGTCCATAACGTTTATTCATATATTCATACAAATCCTTTGATGTTGGTCCACCGCGTCCATATGTTTGCTGATACCAGATACCAAACTCCGATGAAATATCTTGCTTGGTAATATGAGCTCCTGTGCGCTGAGCCACTTTGTCTCGTAAAAATTCCGCAATACTATCTTGTGATTCTTGATATTCTCGACTCTTTGATGTTACAATATCACAATCATTGACAACACCCTGTGTTTCATATGCAATTTCTACTAACATTGACGCCAATATTTCTTTCCAAATCGGAAATTTCTTTTCACCAATTTCCATATCTTTTTTGAACTGATATGGTTTTTCACGGTCACCCTGAACTGGATTATCAGTAAACAATGATACGTGGGGTGCCACACGAACACGTCTCCAAGTACCATGGTCAGTTGCTTCAATGTTCATCAAATAATTCGAAGCAATCACCAATTTGAACTGAGCCATAAACGATATTTGTTCTTCCTTATATAATCCACGCGCAGTTACTGGATCATTTCCAGATGTCAATTGTTTGAACATGGCTTCATTTAATGTATCTGTTTTCTTTGTTTCTTGAATACAAACCATTCGCTTACCTTTCATTGAAACTATTTCAGGACACGTACCTCCTGGTTTTACACGTTCATTTGTTATAATTGCAGGTGTTACTTCATATTTATATTGACCTAATACAAGTCCCATTAACTGAATAAGAGCTGATTTACCATTTTGGCCATCTCCAATATACATTTGACACGTTTGCATTTTATTCCAACCAGTCATACACGAAGCCAAATGCTCCCACATATATTTACATAATTCGGGTTGAGGATAGATCTGCTTGAAAAATTCTTGTATTTCTTTCACAATATCTTTGTGAGAGTCATCCAATTTAATATAATTTGTATTGGTTGAAAGCGAAATATAATCTTCGGGGCGTCCCTTTCTGAACTCTTTTTTTTCAAAATCGATAACACCATTATTGAATGCAATCAAATGCGGTTTATTATCCAAATTATCAATAAAATCTCCATCATAAAACAATTCCTTTGCTTCAATCAAAATATTCTTCTTAACAGAAGCATTTCCTAATTTTTGAATAATTTTCAATAATCTGCGCTGCACTTTTTTTATTTTATCAATAGATTTATCTTGTTCAGATTTATCCTGATCATTTCCGTTACTATTTGATGTTTTTGTCATAATCACATTAAATTCGTGTAACTTTTCATGAAGAAGACCTTTGATACGATGTATTTTTGAACGTAAACTAATAGCACTATCATCTTTTTGCCAACGATTATTTAAATATTTATACCAAATATTCTTTTCGGCAGAGGCACACACAAAATCACCCTTGTATAGCTGAAACAATATTTTTGCAAATGTATCATCACTTACATCATTATCATTTATGAAATTAGAAGCCCCACCCGCACCGTAAGCTATTTGTTCTATTGTATGAGAAATATTTTCCCTATGAATTTCATTATATGCCGAAAGATTATCTTCCCTTATCCAAAATATAATCGAGCGTTTTGTTAAACCATTCGAATTATTTTCACTTGCATTCCAACGTTCTATTAATTCATCGATTGAATTATAACTAAAACTCGGGGATTTTGCACTAAAGGCAATCCAAGTAAGCAACATACGTTCATGCAAATTATGTAAGGCCCAGCAAACTGAAATCCATTTATTATAAGAACCATTGCCATAGTAGGATTCCGATAACGCCATCACATATTTGTGATACTCCTTCAATTCATAATTCTCATCATTTATGTTTTCCAAAAATGATGCGACCAATAACTCCAATTCTTCAGGACCCGTTATTTTCTTGAACAACTCTTGTTCATTGCCGAGTACTCGTTGGGAAATTATGCCTCCGGAATGAGATGCACTTGCTCGACTTACCCGCCCATTCACTTTATTTTTAAAATCCTCATATATATTTACAAAACTGGATTTAATAAATAATTGCGGATTTTTAGTATTTCTTACAGACAATTTCTCTATATTTTCATACACGTCAAAAGAATCTTTATCGATTTCGTCCATCATTAGCTCGTCGTCATCCTGATCATAAGTTATATCGTATATTTTATGTAATTTATAAGGTTTATGATTCGGCTTTTGAGAACCATATAATTGCCATTGATTTGAACCACTTGCTACGCCTTTATCGTATATATCATCGCAACTATTTATTAATGGTAGTTTTTCAAATATTGTCTCCATTTTCTTGATCATTTCATTACGCAAATACAATGAGGTTGTCTTATCCGATTTCAATCCAATCAAAATATGTATTCCATCTTTAGTAATTTCTTTTTCTTTTAATGGATTTACGCTATCTTTTTGCATCACAAATACATTAAAATTCGTGCTATCATCCATTTGATACATTGTTTTCAATACATCAACTACTCCATAAATGAAGTCATCAATATGATCATCATTATGTAACCGCGTTCGCACATCATAACTATATCTAAAATCTAAATCGATCGCAAAAGGTCCTCCTGATTCTAGCTGTTTTTCTGTTAAATATTC